CAGCTCGACAAAGCGACTCTCTCTAACTTCCTCTTCTTGTATTTTTTCCTCAAGTTCATTGAGTCCGTCTACCAGTTGGGTAATTGAAGTATCGAGTTCCGCTATTTTATTTAACCGATTCTTATCCTCAATACTCTGATCACAGGTTGGGCAAACCGAACTTTCACTGAAAAACTTGTGTTGCTTATCAGCATTTTCTTTCTTAGTTTGAATCTTTACCTTCAAACCATTGAGTTGTTTTGCGTTTTTCCGTGCATTGGAGAACTTCTCAACCTCTACAGTTAGTGTCTCTAGTTTCTTTTGTTTGTCTTGCACAGACTCTAAGAGACTAACCTTCTCTTTGTCAGCCTCTTTAATCTTCTTCTTCTTTTCTTTTACAATCTTATCACTATTCTTTGCAATCTCATCAATAAGTTTGGTTTGCATCTCAACCTTATCCACAAGATTGTTCTTCTTGTTCTCTAGATGTTGAACTTTCTCTCTACCCTGACGAATTCTATCCTTGATAACAGCATTCATTGCAGAGAAGATCTTGATATCCAACAGATCTTCAATTACCTCTCTCCTATGAGAAGCTGGCAACTGCATGAATGGAACAAATCCACTACTACCCAAAATTACAATCTGAGTAAAGGATTTATAGTTTAGTTTTAAAATATTTTGCTCTAAGAGTCTTTGATTAGTTCTATCATCTGCTTCTCGATGCAGAGGTTTTCCGTTCACTAGAACATCAAAGACATTTGGTTTGATACCACGACGGACAAGATACTGATTTTTACCTACGGTAAAGTTGATCTCTACCAGACAATCTTTCTCGTTAGTGCTGTTAGCCAACTGAGGTTTGTTGATAGCACGAAATGGTTTGTTGAACAGAACAAACGTCAGTGCATCTAGTAGTGTGGATTTACCAGATCCATTCTTACCAATGATAATTGTATGAGGATTTTCATTCAGAGGAATCTCTGTCCAGTAGTTTCCTGTGGAGAGAAAGTTGCGCCACCTGATTTTTTCAAAGATAATCATTCTGTCTTGGGAGGTATAACAATGTCACCAGCGGTAATTACGGAGTATTTGTATCCGTTCTCAACACAGGTTTTCACAGCTGTGGGAAAGTTAACTTCAATCAAACGGAGAGGTATTTCCTCATCCGCATATAACATCATAGCATATCTTTCGGCATCGTCCTCCTCTTCAAAGAAAAATAAAACCTTATTGCCATTCTTATCTAGAACAGCATATGCTCCTTCAGTCTGTTCCCCACCATGAACTAGGATGTACATATACATTACTCCACTTCACAAGATGCGGAGTAAACGTCTGTAAGAATTTTTTTGAGTTTGGTTTTATCCATATCAAATTCCGGTTCACAGTCATCCACATATCTATTCAAGATAGAGATGGTGTTTTCTGTTTCTTCAACTTCAAAGTCTTCCGACTCTTGGACTACATAATTCTCAACAACTTTTAAATCATTGATACCAGCCATGTAAAGTTTATCAATGAATTGTTCTAACTTAGCATCAGAACTTTTCTTTTTCACTACCAATTTGACAATCTTGTCCTTGTACTTGGTAGCGTTAAACATCTGAGGAGACTCATCATTGTAGTTGATAATCTCATACAGAGTATATGGATTATCGATTTGAGTTACCTCTAGTGTCTCAGTATCAATGATGTGGAATCCTCTAGGATCATCTACATCATTCCAGTAGATCTCATAAGGATTGCCAAGATAGTAGATGTTGCCAGATTGTCCTCTGTGATGATAGTGTCCAGAGAACACTTTCTTGAACTTCGAGAACATCTCAGGATCATCACCATGTTCCATCATGAAACTTCTGTTAGGCCAGAATCCAGACAACTCTAGGTGACCAAAAACCACTGGTGCTTTTGTTCTATCCATGAGAGCAAGAGTATCTTCTCTGTTCTCATTGTTGATCCAAGGGACCAACAGAGCATTCATAGATCCTAGTCGGATCTCAACAGGGTCAGCATAACAGTATACGTTATCATACTCTCGTAGCAATAACTGAATAGTGTTAATTGCGTTAGTGTCTTTGTAAAAGGCAGTATGATTTCCCACCACAGTATAGACAGGGAGTTGAAGATCGCGGATACGGTCGTAGTAATTCCTCTTGACCCAATCGAGACTCCAAAAATCAATACCCTTACGAACATCGAAAGTGTCACCCATATCAATGATAGCTTCGACACCGTGTTCCTCAATGGTTGGAAAAAAGACATTATTATAGAACTTCAGAAAGTGTTCATGCAAATGTTGATTGCCTTTTTTGGCACCGAAATGCTGATCTGTGATGATTGCAACCTTCACAGTTTGCCTCCTACGACACCTTCAAATTTACTGGAACCAGTTGAGTTAGCCCAGTTAGTTGCTCTACCCTCAAGATAGAAGGTAGTTCCATTATAACAGATAACTTTGTCTAGTCCAGTGACAAGTGCATTTCCTTCTCTATCGTAACTAGTCCAAGTTTTGTGTGGTTTTAATTCAAGTCGAAAGTCACCGTAGGGGGTGTGGAACCATTCATAATCACTCATTAGTTTCCTGGGTTTTATTATAAATTACGACACGATTGTTCTCGATAATGAACTCAAGAGTATCATCATGATCCCACATAAGTTCTTCATAGAGAGCGTTTAGACGTGCCATGTCGTCATAGAGTTGCTCAGGGTTAGACATCACCGATTCAGTTTCGTCTGAATATTGTCTTTGATGGTATTATAATCAGAGTGTGTACCATACATGACATTGTTATCAACAACCATGACTTCATCATAGCCGTTGCGTTCAATCATCTTGTTTTTAATGTCTAGTTGCTTTTTCTCCTTTTGGATTCGTCTCAAAAAAGCAAAGTGGATGATCTGAGTGAAGTAAGCAAAGGGATTCTTTGACTTCTCTGGATCAAAATTATTGATATACTGTACACAGTTCTCAACTCCATCAGAGATCATATCGTCCCTGAACATGTAGTTGATGAAGTTTGGTTTATACGATAAATGGGTGGCAATCTTCAGGAAACATTCACCCAGATAATTTGGGATGATTGGTCTTGGTTCTCCTAGTTCTTTTGCCTTAGCAACTTTACCTTTGTAGACAATGATAGCCTCAAGGAGTTCTTTGTTGTTAACGTAGTGTTCAGATCTTTTCTTAGGCATCTGTCTTTCTTATCCTGTGAATATTATAGCATTATTGAGAGGGCTTGACAAGGTGCTGATTTATCTGTACAATAACCTTTGTGGAGGTTCAGAAGGAGATTAAGCTTCTTTAATGGCTGAAGGAAGTTTGAAGTCTTCTTCTAATTTATTTCTTGCATCTTTGACAGTACCAAGTGATCCCATTTTATTGGTGATCTCAGATTCAAAGGTCCAATCATCTGATTTTAGATTAGAAACTCTTTGTAGGAATTCATTATAAGAATCGATAAGTTCTTCATTTTCTAGCGGATTGATCTCTGTCATTGTGATGACATTAGAGAGTCTGATCATGAAGATATCATCCTCAGGCATTTGCATCCAAGGCTCAATTTGAGTTTGCATCATAATACCTTTTACCTTGACCTTCATCTTTACAGGGTTCTGTAAAATGATGATAGGATCCTCAGGTTCTAGGTCTACATCGATGAGTGAAAAAATCTCTTCGCCAGAGACTAGTTTGATGACTGCATAGAATTCTGTTTCATTCATTTATCTCTTAGGCTAATGTTTACAACATCATAATTAAACTTTTCTTCGTTATAAATTTTTATTCGTTCAACCAGATGATTTAAGGTGTAATTTCTTTTCTTCTCAAAAGATACATCATCTGCAATATCGTACAGTGTTGCTCTGGTTTTGTTATTTCCTTTTCTAAGAACTCGGCCGATTGATTGAAGATTTCGGACTCTTGACTTAGAGGGTGAAGCGAAGATTACATTATGTAGATTCTTAATATTGATGCCAGTAGAAAAAGTTCCGTAAGATGCAACGATGATTGCGTTGTTTTCTGTTTCTGTAATTGATCTAACTTTTTCTCTGTCTTCAGTATCAACTCCTCCATGGATGAAGAATACCTTACGGCCTTCTTCCACTGAGTTATTTATTAAATTGTATAGAGGTTCGCCAT